GGAAGTTGTTTAGCTGGCATCCCGCTCCACTGCGAGCGCAACTGGAGGCTCTACTGAAACAGAATAGGAGGCTTATTGAGCGTGCCGAGGCTGCCGAAGCCGAGCTTGCCGAAGCCGAGCTTGCCGTCACCCGCAAGGCGCAGGAAGTTCATCAACTGAAATTAGCCAAGATTTCCGGGCCGTGGTCGAGGTGGCCACACATTGCGCCGCCGACTGACGTTATCGAGAAGAACAAAGAGACAGAGCCAGAAGGCGAGCGCCTACGGGCCGAACTCGCTGACTGGCTAAGGCACAATCAAATCGGTGGCATCCTCATGGACACTAAAGATCACATCGTAGACATTCAAATCAGAAGATTGCCTCCGAGATTGAAATGGGTATTGTCGACGTGGGGTACTATCACGGTAGTCGATGACGCGGACGAATCCACGCTTGCTGAGCTGAAGGACAAGGAGCCAACAAAATGAAAAAACATTGGGTAGATGAACGCGATGAAATTGTAACTTGGGCACTAAACTATAAGACACTAACGAAAGCGTGGAATGATTGCATCAGAGGCGACTGGATGTTCTGGCTTTGCTGCCTCATGTGTGGCAAGGATGGCTGGCCTACACGGCAGGAACTTGTTCTAGCCGCCTGCGCCTGTGCGGAGACTGCGCCCAAGTACGTGCGTAAGCCCGAAATTCACACGCTGCAGATTGAGGCTGCGCGACGGGCGATTGAGACTGCGCGGAAATGGGCTAATGGCGAAGCGACTATTGCCGCAGTAAATGCTGCGGCGGATGATGCGTATATTGCTCATGCTTATGCTGCTGCGGCTGCTGCCTACTCGGCTTCTTATCCCAATGATGCTGTTGCAGCTGCTATGTACATTGCTGATGCCGCTGATGTCTACTATGCTGCCGCAGCTGACGCTTATGCTGCCCGAGCGATAGCCCTTAAAGAACTTGCGGTGATCATTCGTCCCATGCTCCGCATCCCCGAAGCCAAGGAGTCAACGAAATGAAAACCTTACTGCTGGGCCTCACGCTGATGCTGTCCGGCTGCCATCACAAGCCGGTAAGATTGATCCCAGTTGCTACGAGTGGCGTAGTAACACCTGCCTCCGCTTTCGACGACGAGTTCACACCCGATGGATTTGGGGCGCCAGTACCGCCGGTGCCGGTGATTACGGAGCGTGAGAAATGACCCATGAGCAGCTTGTAATACCTCAAACAATATCCCCTGACGACATCGAGGCTGGAGACCGCTTTCGTAAGGACTACGGTGACATCAATGAGCTTGTCGCCTCGATCAAGGAGTACGGGCTCATTCAGCCAATCATTCTTGCTCAGGAACAAAGTGTCGAGGGCAAAGCCCCTGTGTTTCGCCTAGTTGCTGGAGGTCGTCGCCTCAAAGCAATCAAGTTCCTCAAGTGGAAAGAGCTGCTGCATGGTAGGGATTGGCTCCTTCGTGAGGAGACCTTCACCACAGATGAAGGCAAGCTACGCTTGAGTGCAATCGAACTCGAAGAGAATCTCAAACGCAAGCAGATGGACTGGCCTGAGGTCATTGCTGCCAAGGCAAAGCTCCTCGAAATCATGACTAAGATTCATGGCCATGTGACTCAAGGTGGGCTGACACGAGAGGAGCGCCGCACAGGGGAGATCAAGGGGTTTGGCGTCCGCCGACTTGCTGCAATGCTCGGTGAGGCCCCATCCACAGTCTCACAAGACCTTCGTCTTGCAGAGATGGTAAAAATCGCGCCTCAGCTTAAGAACCATCAGTCCAAAACAGCAGCTCAGGCGCAGAGTCTTGCGGTGGTTGTGGCCGCAGCCATCAGAAGCAAGATCATTACACAGGATGACGCTAAAATGGCTGCGCAGAAGGCCCTTGACTACCGCGTCCTTATCTTCTGCAAGGACGAGAAGGACCAGATCGCGCTTCTGCAAGAGTTCCAGAAGCGCAATTACAAAACCCAAGCCGTTATTGTGTAAGGAGCCCGTGTGAAACTTGAACTTGAACTTACGACCGAGATTGAACACACCATTCGAGTGCAACAGCTCGAAAGTCTATTTGAAGTTCCAACCACCGAAAAGCTCTCAGTCCACCTGAACGCTGATCTTCCCATCGAATCAAAGGAATGGAACATCGGGCTGATTGTTGGCCCGAGCGGAAGTGGCAAAACCCTCTCGTTGAACAAGCTCTTCGGAGCGCCGCTCTCCATGAGTTGGCCCAGTCTCCCTGTTGTCGATGCCATCTCTCAAGACCTAAGCATCTCCGAGATTGTCAACGCCTTCAAGAGCGTGGGGTTCAACACCATCCCTGCGTGGATGCGGCCGTTCAGCACGTTGTCCAACGGAGAGCAATTCAGGTGCGAGCTTGCCCGACGCATGTTAGAAGATCAGCGTCCCGTCGTCACCATCGACGAATTCACCTCAGTTGTGGATCGACAGGTCGCGAAGATCGGTGCCTTCGCTGTGGCCAAATACGCCCGTGCAAACTCCCGTAAGATGGTCTGTGCCTCCTGTCACTACGACATCATCGACTGGCTCGAACCAGATTGGGTCTTCGAGCCTGCCTCATCCTCGTTCTTCTGGAGGTTACTTCGAGGACGCCCAAAATTGGACTGCGAGGTTACTCGGATCCAATATGCGAGCTGGAAGCTATTCGCACCCTACCATTATATGAGTGTGGAGCTGAATCGAGCTGCAAGATGTTTTGGCCTCTTCGTCGGGAATCGTATCGCTGCGATGTGTGGGATACTCTACCGTCCGCATCCCAAAGTAACCAACATCATGGGGTTCACACGAATGGTGTGCCTCCCCGACTGGCAAGGCATGGGCATCGCCCTTCGTCTCGCAAGTATCGTAGGCTCTGCCTACAGTGCGCTTGGGTTCCGTCTTCGTAGCTATCCGAATCATCCCACCTGGATCCGCTCCTATCAGAAGAGTCCGGATTGGAAGCAGGCCAAGGGGAGTGGGACGTTCTCACCGAGGCTATGGCAGACGAGCACAGTGAGAGGGTTTGGAGGCTCACGTTGTGCCGTCTTTGAGTATTGCGGCGAACAAATGGATTTACATCAAGCTCATGATCTTGTGGGGAAATAAACTATGTCCAAATCAGACGCAGAGAAGTTGTGGTACTTGGCATCCCCCTACAGCCACCCAGATACATCAGTGAGACAAGCACGGTATGATGCTGCTGTAAGAGAGGTTGCAGTCCTGTTTACAGAAGGTGTTATGTGCCTTTCCCCTATTGTGCATTCACATCCAGTGTGTTTGGCGCTTGGCAACAGGGAGTTTGCATTTGAGTACTGGAAGGAATTTGACCAAGAACTAATCCTGCGCTGCGATGGCATCATTGTTCTGCTCCTTGAGGGTTGGCGAGAATCCAAAGGTGTGATGGCGGAGCTTGAGTTCGCGCGGGCGAACGGCAAAGAGATTTGGTACAAACATCCTGAGGCAAGGACGGAGGTGCATTGAGATGGGTCCAGCAGAGGTGCATCTTCGAAATCTCGCCATTCAATCAAGCAAGAACTTCTGCGCTACGCGAGGCAACGTCTCCGCGCCACTCTGTCTAATCGGAGAGGCGCCAGGCGTGGACGAGGATCGTGAGGGCAAGCCATTCGTTGGCTCCTCAGGCAAGGAGCTTGATCGAATGGCTCACGATGCAGGCATCAATACATCCTCAGGATGTTGGATGACCAACACATTCTTCCTCCGTCCTCCCGACAACGACGAAGCACGAATTGAGGAGCTTGGTATTGCGAAGCAGACTCATGAGGATTGCCTCCTTGAACAACTCTATGAACATAAGCCCGTCATTATCTGCACCCTTGGTGCAACGCCTACCGCTTTCCTCTGTCCTCACACGCTGGACAGACGGGACAATGAGACAAAAATTACAAAATGGCGAGGCTCGTTGTTACAGAGTCCCAAGCTCACCTGGCCTCACTACGTGGTGCCTGTACAGCACCCAGCCCATATCCTCAGAGAGTGGAGTGACAGGCAAGTTGCTGTGCTCTGCCTTGCCAAAGCCAAAGAAGAGCTGGATTATTTTGTATCCTACGGGAAACTCCAGGCATTGCCGTCTCGTCAACTTCTAACTGGGGCTTCGCCTCATGACACAATAGACTATCTCAGAGAAGTGCTGCTACAAAAGGGACCGACGAGTTGGGACATTGAGTTGACTGGGCGGCGTGTGAAAAACAAGACCCACTACATCGCCCCGGATATGATGGCATTCACGAAATCACCTTGGGATGCAATGTCATTTATGCTCTTCGAGTATGACGAGGTGAGTCTTGTGAAAATATGGCGGCTCGTTGACCAAATTCTTCGCACCAAGCCAATCATCGGCCAGAATGCTCTGAGCTTTGATTGGCATTGGGCAATGGAGTTGGGCTTCCGTCCACAGCGCCAGAACTTCAATGACACCCTAATCGCGCATCACGTCCTTTGGGTTGAGCTGGAGCACAAACTCCAATTCACCGCCATGCAATACACTCGTGAGCCCTACTTCAAAGATGAAGGCAAACTGTGGAGCGCCAAAGAGAATCCGAGTTCAAAGGCCCGCTACAACGCCAAAGACGCCGCAATCACACATGAAGTGTGGCTTGCTATAGAGAAGGAGCTGCATGAAAGAAAACTCTGGGACTTCTACGAGTATGAAATCCAAAGAAATCGTGCATTACTTTCCGCAGAGTTACGAGGCTATGCTACTGACCCTGCCAAAATCCTCGCCCTTCACAAAAGTGTTATCTCAGATATTGAGACAAAATGCAAAGAGGCAGAAGCTCTTGTTGGCAAGCCAGTTGCTTCCTGCAAAAAGGGGGACTCCAGCGAACTCACGGTTAAAAAAGTTGCTGTTGGGGCAAACTGCAAAGTTGGTGAAGTTGTTAACATTGCTTCTTCCAAGCAACTTATTGAAGTCCTCCAAGCTCGTGGCATCAAAGTCCCGATCAAGAGAGGGCGTGGCACCCCGACCGTTGACGAAACGGCGCTCCTCAAAATAGCCATAGATCACCCACAAGACAAGCTCCCCAAGCTAGTCTTGGACATTCGAGAACTCAACAAGATCAAGGGGACCAACATAGATGCCAACCTTCACAACAACATCCTTTTCAGTTCCTACAACGCCGCTGGCACAATCACAGGACGACTTAGCTCGGCTGAGAATGTATTCGGCTTTGGCACAAACCTCCAAAATATCCCCAAACACTCCGATCTCGGATTACGACTACGTGAGTGTTATGTTGCACGTCCTGGGTGTATAATTTTGGAGGCAGATCAGAAGGGCGCAGAGGATTGGGTGGTGCAGGCCCTCATTGTAGACAACGGGGGTTCCGATGTGGGGCTTGAGGAGCTTCGTGCAGGCATAAATCGTCACAAACGTCTCGCTGCATATCTCTTCGCCAAACCTGAGAGCGACATTGACAAAGCGGGGATGTACTACTACGCAGGCAAAAAGACTCGTCATGCAGGCAACTATGGGATGGAAGCCTTTCGCATGAGCGAGGTGATGCTTGTTGAAACGGGGATTCAGATGCTTGTCTCGCACACCACCTTCCTTCTCCAGAAGTTCCATGAGTTTGAGCCTGACATCAAGGGTGTGTTTCACAAGTACGTGGAGGATACCATACGAAAGACTCGTACTCTTGTCACCCCCTTCGGCCGTGAAAGATACTTCTCCGGGCTTCGCCCTAACTCCTCAAACTATGATGTCATCAAGAGCGCCTACGCTCAGATTCCACAAAGCACCGTAGGTGACAACACAGGCATGGCGTTTGTGGAGATTGAGAGGCGAGGCTTCGCAGTTCTCTCAGACGACCACGACGCAATCAAGATTGAAGTCCTTGATGACCCTGAGCACATCTCTGAGGGCTTCGCGGCACTCAAAGCTGCGTTCAACAGAACAATCATATTCCCACATGGCACCAAGATCAACATTCCTCTCGAATTTATGATGGGCTATAATTTAGGGAATCTTAAAGAATGCCACGACATCACAAGAATTGGATCACAGAATACGCGGCAACAGTTGCTCGATATGTTGCGGCCCCAGAGCAGTACAACTATTGGGCAGCCGCAACATGCGTAGCAGCCACGCTAAAACGCCACGTGTTCATAAGCCGTGGCACATGGCGTTTGATGCCAAACATTTTTGTTACTTTGGTGGGGAGACCTGGGATTGGCAAAGGTGAGGCAATCTTTCCAGTGAGCAGGGCGCTTCGCAAAGCCAACACAGCCAATGTGCTTTCTGATCGCTTGACGATTGAGTGGATCAAAGACACCATGGCCAAAGGCTTCCCCACCACCAACACAACCGCCTCCGGCGGCATCGCTGTGGGCACAGACTCAGCGTGCATTATCATTGCGCCTGAGCTAAGTGTATTTTTGAGATTTCCAGAAGATGAACTACCTGACCTTGCAGATTTGTGGGATGCCAACGTCGGACCCAATATGTATGCGACCAGGGGTAAAGGACTTGTCACAATTACGGATCCCTGTCCGTGCATCCTTTCGGGATGTGCCCCAGAGTGGCTCAAGGCAGCCGTACCCCCAAGTGCAATTGGAGGTGGATTTACCAGACGGGTCAATTTTGTGTTTGCTCGGGAAAGTAAACAGTCCAACGCCTGGCCTGATCCGATTGACTGGGATAAAGTTATTGAGCCCTTCATAGACGATCTCAGACGCATCGCGCAGCTTCGCGGTGAGTACAAGTTTGACAACCTCGCCAGGCCAATGTTTGAGAAACTTTGGAATGAGCGATTCATTATAGATGCAGATGCAGATGAGGCGACAACTCACTACAGCATCTCACGATGGGCCAACGCCTCCAAGCTCGCTATGTCAATAGCTGCTTCGCGCTCCGACGATCTCGTGATTACGAAGGAGATGCTTGAGGAAGCTGATGACATGACCTCAGATGTACGAGCAGACTTGAAAATTGTCTTTCGCTCTGTAGGCGAAAGTGAGATGGTCAACACCATGGACAAAGTAATCCAATTTATCGAAGTAAAGGGGGCCGCAACAATAAAACAAATACAAAGTGTGGTGTGGAGAGACTGCACTAGCCCAGAGCTTGATGTGATTATGACCACGTTGAGAGATGGGGGAGTTGTGGAATCTAAGACGGTGGGGGGACGAGAGGTCTACGTCTGCAAGGTTGCCAGTCCCTCCGCAGTGAGACGAAGAACGAAAGCCAAATCAAGCGCTATGGGCGCGGGAGGACAACCAAGCTATGGAATCATCTGAGACAAACAAGCTGCCGGCGGCATACCAAGATCAAGACATACTTCAAGAGGACTCTGGGGCAGAGCACCGAAGGAGCGTCTGCTTTATCAAGCCATTCTCTGGACGCTGCGTGGTGGAGCGTGAGGAGTTCAAGTACACAGGCGCTCTGATTCTGCCCAAAACAACTCGCCAGCTCCCAACCATTGGGCATGTCAGAGCTGTGGGGGATGACGATCATAAGTGCCTCTTAGGCAAACGAGTTCTGTTCACTCGCATGAGCGGGATACCTGTCTATGTTCAGGACAGGCCAAAGCTCGATGTATTCTCCTACGAGGAGTTGGTGGGAGAGGTCCTGACCAACGAGGAGATGAAGTTTGAGATGGAGGATTACAGTTTGATGAATGCAGAATGAAAACGACTCATCGTTTTGTGAATTAGTCGATCCCGGTATTGGGATAATTCAATAAATAATTACAAAAGAAAGGAACCTCAGATGACAAATAGTCCGATTCAGTATGAAGTCCGTCTCTTCGACGAGACTCAGAAGTCCAACCGCATCACCGCACAAGAATGCACCCTGCTCGGAGACAACATTGTGTTCTCGAACAAGATGCCCAACGGCGCTCACTGTGTGGCGATGTACAAGAACACCCAGGTCAGATGGGTGAGGCAGCTGCCTTCAACGGAGGAGAAATGAATGCGACGCTTCTAAGAGCTGGCTTTGATAGGTCGGGGTTGTGGTCGAAGTCGTGGTCAAGGTCGGGGCCTAGTTCGAGGTCGTGGTCGGCCTCGTGGTCGTGGTCGAGGTCTCGGTCGAGGTCGGAGTCGAGGTCGTGGTCGAGGTCGTGGTCGGCCTTGTGGTCGGCCTCGGGGTCGAAGGCGTGGTCTAGATCGAGGTTGACCTCGGGGTCGAGGTCGCGGTAATTGAGCCTGGGCGAAACGGAGGAGAAATGAATGCGACACTTTTAGGGACCGGCCTTAGAGGGTCGGGGTTGTGGTCGAAGTCGTGGTCAAGGTCGGGGCCTAGTTCGAGGTCGTGGTCGGCCTCTAGTTCGAGATTGTGGTCGTGGTCTAGGTCGAGGTCGGGGTCTAGTTCGAGGTCGTGGTCTAGTTCGAGGTCGTGGTCGGCCTCGGGGCCTAGTTCGAGGTCGTGGTCGGCCTCTAGTTCGAGATTGTGGTCGTGGTCTAGGTCGAGGTCGTGGTCTAGTTCGAGGTCGACCTCGAGGTCGAGGTAATTAAATCTGAGTGAAGATGTGAACATTTGAAAAGGAGAACACAATGAAAATCGATAAATTAGCTGCTGAAAGAGCAAAACAGTTGGCCGCGACGTTCTCATCAAAAACAAAGGATGACAGTGCATGGGAAATCGGCAAGAACTATCTCATTCGTACTGTCACTATGATCGACACTGGGCGCCTTGTAGCGATTACACCCCAAGAGCTTGTGATCGAAGATGCGGCGTGGATTGCCGACACGGGTCGTTTTGCTGATGCGCTGATCTCACTCGACTTCAACGAAGTCGAACCATTCCCCGAAGGCCGAGTCATCGTCGGACGTGGATCACTGATTGATGCCGTGCAGATCAAAGGATTGCCGAGGAGCCAGAAATGAACGCGACGGTAGCTAGAGTCGGCTTCGATCAGGCGCGGTTGTGGTCGTGGTCGTGGTCTAGATCGAGGTTGTGGTCGAGGTCTAGTTCGAGATTGCGGTCGTGGTCTAGGTCGAGGTCGGGGCCTAGTTCGAGGTCGGAGTTGTGGTCGAAGGCGTGGTCTAGATCGAGGTTGACCTCGGGGTCGAGGTCGCGGTAATTTGAGGTTAATTAAGTGCCCTCACGGCACAGTCTCCGTACTCCGTGAGGGCATTTTTTTCGACTGCGATCACCCCCTCGCCCTAGTCGCTCGCCTTGCCCTTCTTCAACTCTCCAGTTTTCTTCCCTGGAGTCTTGGCATCCCCTCCCACGCTCTTGTCGGGATGGGTGTGTCCACCACTTGCGGCACCCTTCGAGGGGCTCACCTCAAGTGAGTTGACGGTTGAGATTACTTCGGATGGTTTCATACGACCTCCTTTGTTCATTTAGGTTCCTCCAACCTCTGTAATATGAGTGTTCGAGAGATGAACACCCACAACAACGCTATTTTGGCTTCGCCAGAATCCCAGCCTCCTGCATGTTGTGAATTGCCTCCATCAAGGTGTCATACTGCTGCTTCGCTCCCATCTTCTCATGCTCGAATGTCTCTCTGTAGGCCTTCGCCACATCCTTCCCTACAGCCTTCTCAAGTGCTGTGAGCCCAGTCTCCACAGCCTCCATGTACTGCACTGAGCCATGTGCAACAACTTGTGCACGAACAGACTCCCCACCTGCGGCAGTCTCCATAGCTCCCTTGCCCTGCGCTCCTGCGGAGCCTCCCATCTTAGCAAGCTCCTCTGCGGCCTGAGCGGAGCCTGCGGCCTTCTTCGAAGCACGATTTCGCTGCATTCGCTCTCGCGCTGCCGCAGCGAGCTTCTCTTTTGTCTTGGGAGGAGCCTTCTGAGCCAACGGCCTCGCACTCTCTCCCTTCTCCAACACACCTGCCGTAGCCTCCTCATACGCCTGCTTTGTAATCTCCATCACCCGCTGCGGCGTTAACGAGCTTGCAGACTTTGGTATTCCGCCCGGAGGTGTGCCTCCTGAAGGAGGCATCTGCTGTCCTAGCGGCTGTTGCGGAGCAGGTAGCTGAGCCTGTGGCTGAATACCAGCGGTTGAGGGCCCTGCTACATTAGTCCTGAAGGGCGAGCTTCCGCCAGGTCCAGCCCCAGGCCCAGTGGCGGCTGGCCCAGGAGGCAAGCCGGGACGAGGAGGTCCAGGAGATGGATAACTCACTGGTCCTGATGGCACCTCCTTGTGAAGAAGGTCTGCAAACCTGTTGAGGTACTTCATTCGCATAGTAGCGGAGGACATAGTTTTCGCCACCCCACGAATAGCCTCAACCAACCCTGCCGTCACTGCTATGTGTCCATACATCCCCCCGCCTAACATCTCAGCTAGTTGGTAGGCCACATATGTAGCAGGTAGAATAACAGCTGCCTCTGGATATGATTGGGGTATAATCAAAAGCCGCAGCTGCTCTTTGAATTTGCCCATTGCATTGTCAGCGTAACGCGCCTTGGCCTTTGCCACTGCCTCTGTGATACCACTCATACTATGATTAAGTGTTTTCCAGTTGGTAACCTTCTCATCAAAGCCTTGGTCTATAATAGTACGAAGTCTTTGGGCCGCATCTAGCACAGACGACGGCACTTCTTTTGTGTTATAGATCACACCATCTAAACTATCACGAAGTAGCTGACCTTCACGCGGGCCTATATTGCTCAGCTTACCACCCATCCCCCACGTTTTCAAATACGGCACCAACTGCTGTTCTCTGTCGGTCATGCCTGGCACCTGCGTTTTACCCGTTGAAGGCGGGTAGCCACGACGCTCTTTTATATTGCGTTGGTGTAGCCATTCAGCAAGCGGGGTCTCGGCATCCATCTTAACTCCGGCCGTCTCTGCTTTATCAATCTCGGCTGTAAGCTGGCCATGCTGCTTGGCTACAATCTCCTTGCCCTTAGCCTGCAAATTCTTTAGCTTGGTAGTCTCATCCATCGCCCTTGACAAGGCCCCACCGGGAGAAATTCCGGTATCAGGATCAGCTGCCACGCCTAGCTTTCTGTTTGCGACATGCTCGGTGTAGTTTCGTATAATCTCAGCAGACAGCTTCGGCGCCTTGTTCAAAGCAGCCGCCGCACCTGGCACACCAGCTCTAACACCAGCCGCGCTCCCACCCAACTGAAACGCAGTTAGTACCGCATCTTGTGTATTGCCTACTGAAAGCCCATGCTCTTTTATATCGCCGGCTATACCAGGAATTGCAGACAATGCCTGGCCTCCGAAGTAGGCAGCTACGGGTAGAGGATTGGCAGTAGCAAGGCTAAGTCCGATGGCTGCGCCGGCGCCTGGATCATCCTTGATCGACTCAACTCCACCTACAGCCTTGCCAACTCCGCCAAGTGCCCAATTAGCCTCTCCTGCAAGTATGTGCCCTGCCCCGCGCATAATCTCGCCGCTAGTCTTTGGGTCTGATGATAGTGCCTTATCAAAATGGGCACTTGCGGCGGCGTTAGCATTCGCTGTTTGCTCCTGCCAGTAACCTGGCGATTGATAGCCAGCGCCGCCTTGCGGCGTGTTTGTGGTCTGACGAGCAATCTCAAGCCGAGCGGTGCTCGGATGCTGCCCGATTGCAGGGCCAGCCTTGATCCTACTCTTGTACTCAGGGTGCTTCGTCAGCATCTTTTGAGTAAGCAAAACATCAGGCACATCTTTATACTCAGGATGCTTTGTCTTTACCATCTGTGCGAACTCAGTCGGAGTGAGCTGTGGTGTAACCGGAGTGAGCTGTGGTGTAATCTGAGGATTGCTCATTCGAATAATCCTAGTGGATCAGATTTTGGCTTATCATGAGCCGGCTTAGTGGTACCAACCTTAGTAGGAGACGCTGTCGAGGGCTTAGTAGGGCGATCAGCCACAGGCTTAGCCATATCATCCTTGAAGTTGGTGGCATGCCCTGCCTCTTTCCATTGAGTCATTAGCTCAGCCCGCTTAGATTGCATCAACTCGTGGAAATTATTCAACACACTGTCAATTGCTTGTGGCGATTTTGCCTCACTATAAGCCTGGCCAAGTGCGTCAGTCATAGCTTTGGTGCCTATTCCGCCAGTCGCAGTCTTAGCGAGTTCTGCATCGACAGCGACGCTGACTCCTTGAAAATCAAGCGGGGCGGAGCTGCTGCCAGTCTCGATGGCGTACTGATTACCAAGCGCGTTGACCAACCTTGTGTCTTTGTTATTCAACGCCTGCGCAATACGTCGAAGCTGGGCAATATGCCTATCGGCGGTCTTGATGTTGGTGAGCATTTGCCCGCCTTTGCCTGACTTAAAATAAATGTCGGCATCTTTCATAGCCACAAAGCTGACGCTCTGTGGGGTTTGCATACCTGCCTTTTCAGCCTCGTCAGCCCTCATATAAGTAACTTCGCCATTATCGCCAACTACTGGCAGTCGTCGAGCCCCGGCAAAGGCGTTAGCCCGCGCAACACCTGCCTGTACCGCAGGATCAGTCTTTGTCATCTGGGTCATACCTTGCACACCTTTGAGGAACCTCTTGTCCTCGTCAGTCATCGGCGTTGATTTGCTTAGAATCGAAACGACTTTATCATTGGTGTTCTGTTTATACATAGCCCCAAGAGTCTGTTGTAGCCTTTGAGCGGAGGCTGTATCGCCAGATGTCATAGCCTCTTGAATCTGCGATTGCACATCCTTGATAGGGCTCTTGGACTGAGTAACACCCTGATCACGATCAAACGCCTTGGTTTGGGGATTCCAGCCCATAACATGGGGTTTGTTATCAGCTCCCATAATAGTCTGAGTTTTTTGCATCGACTTGTCTGTCGCTGCTGCGGCTGTTGCAGCCACCTTTGCAGCATCTGTTTCAGGCCGCGAGGCATACCACTCAGCTATCTGCTTACGCTCGAAAGCCTGCTGCCTCATATTTTCCATCTTGAGCTGCTGCTCCTCCAGCGCCGCCACCCTTTTATTCTCGCCATCAACTACCGCAGCTGCCGCTTGGTACGCAGCACTTGTTGGATCAGTTACCATCTGCTCCGCAATCTTAGCCGACTTTGACTTGAACTTAGGATCTTGTGCCACCTGATTTGCCCTAATCTCCTGCTCCGTCGGCTGCTCACCTCGCTGTTTTTTGCCATCGTAGAGCTGCGCCAATGCAAGGACTTTGGCCTGCTCCCCCTCCTTGGCAAACTTCTGCTGCTTCACCTGCTGAACAAGAGCCCCAATCCTTGGTGAGATCAAATCAGCCACAGTCTGCCCGCGACCACTTGTGGGCCCAGCCTGCGGCATCCCTCCAGGATTTGTGCCGGAGTTGCTTGGGGTGCTTGGGAGTTGGCTCCCGCCCTGAGCCTGGACCTGTCCACCTTGAGACTGAGGGCGTCCTCCTTGAGGGGGGGCCTGCCGCTGCTGAGGTTGAGGCTGCTGCCCAGCCTGACCAGGCATCCCATTTTGAGGCAACATAGGTGCAGGGGCAGTCCCAATCACAGCAGGGTTGCCTTGTCTCTGCTGCTGCTGTTGCCCCTGAGCGCCTGGAGCTTGGGTCATCCCCGACGCTCTGTTGCCCTGAGTCATTGCCTTGACCATCTGGGCAATCTTCTGCTGCACAGTGAGCCCTTGCTCGCCTCTTGGGTTTGTCGGCTGATCCAACTGTCCAGCCTGATCTGGGCTTATGCCCCCTGCCGCCCCAGACGAATCATCACTTTGAATCCCAGGCAATGCCATAATCCCCTCCTTCGAATACTCGACTCATTATTGCGCTGCGGATGCGTCGAAGCCGCCCGTAGCAGCACCCAGCAATCCACCCGACGCGAAGCCGCCAAGAATTGCACCCACAGTCGAGGGCACCTTGCCTCCTGTTGGCGGGTACGTTGTCGCAACCGCTGTCTCTGCACTAAGCAGAGGATTGGCCTGAGGCTGTGTACGCAGGAACTCATTGTACAAATTGGTGACCGAGGTCTGATCGAGCGACTGAAGATAGGTGGAAAGTTGATTGCCAATCTGCTCCATCGACGTGCCTGCTGTGAGCTGATTCTGAACAGCCTGCTGTAACGCCGCTGTCTGCGCCGAAACGAGTTGCGCGTTCTCGGATGTTGTGGTCTGGGCTAAATAGTTGGATTGAGCCACGGCATTGGGCGAGCCCACAAGATTCCCCCCAACATTCATCTGTTCTTTCAGATTGGCCTGATTCTGGGCAATGTTCGTTCCCATGGATTGAACCATTGCTTGCCATGCAGGAGTCTGATCAATGGGGTCTCCTGTCGCACTTATCTGAGCCAGAGTGTTCATCCCAGGAATTGAGCTGAAGTTCCCTGTCTGATAGGCTTGTTGAAGCTGTGAGAGCATCTGATCTTCGGGAGCGGTCAAAGTCCCAGGAGTGGTAGCCTGACCACTCGATGGAAGAAGTGCTGATAGATCGAATGGCGTGAGCCCCTGACCAACTTGACTCTGCAAGTAGTCACCAAGTGCATTTGTAAGTGCGGGGTCCTGTGTGCTCGTGATCGAGGTGTTGCCTCGATTGTACGTAATGGGGGTGTTGCCAGAGGAAAGGTTGGGATCTGCTCCTGTGCCAGATAGATAGTTGTAGTCACCGCTGCTGCTCCCTTGCTGCGGCACAATCCCGGGAGTAGTCTGCCCACTCGACCCACTGTTGGGCAGCGACGGCATCGAGCTGAAGTACTGATTGCTTGATGGAGAACTCGTGTTTGAGTTATTTGCAAAGTTAAACAACTGAGAACCTGATGAAGCCATACTCATCTCCCCCCATACGAAATTCGACGTATGATCGGACGAAGTCCGAAGGACTGCCTAAAATTCTCTTTCTTCCTGCGAGTGTGCTTTGCACCAACTAGGCCCACCTGTGTAGGGTACTTTGGATCCCCATGCAGCAGAGTGTGGACCATCGTGGCTTTCTCAAACTCCCCAAGCTCGATGTAGCCCACCTCCACCGCCATCCATGTGAGCACAGCTTCCCACTCCACACTCAAGAGCAGCGTAGTGCTCTCAAGTGGCGAGGCCAGAGGGTGCATCTGAAGAATGCGCGCTTGCACTTGATACGCCTGAGATGGGGCTGGGTTGAACCCGATGCTGTCCCCAAATCTGTACCACTCAGCAGGTTGACTTCCAGTCGGCGTGGTCACGCGATCAGCGTCTTGGTAGTGAGTTGGGTTGAGCTTAATTCTGACTGTGTTGTTTGGCGGATCAACCCACAACATCACATCCAAGGTGGCCTGATTGTATGCAACCTCGCCTCCAGACGGGACTGCTGGGAGCAAGTTCGAGAATGGGAACTCCACAGTTGGCGGGGTAGTCAGAGGCATGGTGTAGGGAGCTCCCCACACCTCCAGCTCATCAAACTCGTCTCTCAGCTCCCTGTCCCCTGTAAGTTCAAGCAGGGCGTCCTTCACCCACACATAGGCTCGTGCAATCGAAGATTGCCTGTTCTCAAGCCTGTTCACAACCTCTTGTGCCACATCAGCGATTGTTGACATAAGTGTTCACCTCTTGAACACCCAAAATACTAAGTCACTCAGGCTCTTGTGTCAAATGAAAGCCCATTGAGGGAAAAATTGTTAAGGACCCCCGCAAAAGTAGGAATCACATCACCATTGATGCGCACATCAAGCTCACCTGGTGTGTAAGCTGAGGTAAGGCAAACAATACCAAACACTGCTTCAGCTGCAGGCCTATACCCAGAAGGCAAAGTAAATATAACAGTCCCAGAGGCGCCCACCCTCAAAAGCCCTCTAAGCCAAATTCGACCAAATGGGTCCTTGTAATACCCAGCCTCTGAATATCCAGGCCCGACGTTAACCCATGAGTTCAACAGCGTGGGCGTTTGCCACGCCTGCGGCATCGATGAAACCCCGCTGTCCTGGAGCACCAGCCCAGTCGAATCCGCGAAGCTAGCTAAGTTACCCGCTACCGACGAAGTCGGCCCACTCACCAGCGTTCTGAGTGTCTGAACGAGCAAGCCCCAAGTCTTCTGGAGCATACTAAGAAAGCTCTGCACCCAGTCTACGCTAACCCCGCCATTCCCATCATCTGTCGGAGGGGTATATTGAAGCTGTTGCGGGACTATACTCATCTCACCTCACCTCCAGGATTGTACACAGGTGTCACCTCGGTGAACTCGAAGGGCTGCTCTGCGGCCCCACTGATTTGGAGCGTCTCATACTTACCACTGATTTGATCGTGTGCAATCACCTCGGTGATAGATGCGCCAGGATTCACCCCTCCAATAGCCAGCCCGCTCGGCTCAGCCTGAGTGTTCACGACACTCTGCCCAGAGTCGCTTGTCAGGGAGAACTGGATTGTAGCAGGCCCATTGTCCTTGTAGATCAACCGTGTCTTGGTCGTTGTTTTTTCGTGCCTGTAGTCCCCATACGCCAATTGACCGGAGGTCACAGACCAGGGCTGCTCACTCCACCCCGTGAAGTCGAACTGCTTCACGCTGCCATCTGAGAACCCAAGCACCACCGAATCGAAGGGATTGTTATTGGTCAGAGTAGCGGGGGTCCAAAGCTGCTGCGCGATAGTGCCTACAAGATCACAAATCCTGACTGCTGAGGCCGCGTTGAACCCCCCAATCGCAGCCATCGTCCCCGCAACAGTCCATCTAGTCCAATTCATCTCCTCGTAGTTGTAAATCCAAATCGCCACATTGGGGATGACAAACCAGTATGCGTTGAACGGGTTGCTGTTTATTGAGGTCGTGACGAAGCCAAACACAGAGCTCGGGCTGGACAGGAGCAAGTCCCCGAAGATGCGACTGCGTGCTCCAAGTCTTGAGCGCCCCTGAAGTGGCTGATCTCCAATAGGAGTTGATGTGGTTCCGTCAAAGTTGTAGACGTTGTCCTTACCGATGTAGGAGGCGATGGCCTCACCATTTGCGCAAAGAGAATAAGGGCAGGTGAGCCCCTTAGATTTTGCTGATAGAGGGAGGAAGTAGAATGGCGCTGTCCCAACTCCAGTCGGCACCACCTGTATAATGCCATTTTGCTGCCAAATGTACCCACACTGAAAGAGCTTTAGCCCTCCATTTATCGGCCCAAGATCATTGAACAAGTCAGTCACACCGCTGTCGGCGGAGGTCCAGTCTGTGGGATCGCCTGCGCCAGTCCAGCGAACACGCTGATACGCAACACCTCCAGTTTCGACTGTGCGAAGTATCATTAAGTGATTCACAAGCTCAAAGAGGAAGCTCGCTGGCACTGCGCTCGCACTTGTGACGCTGAAGCCTGCCGTGATCCCGTCCCACATCTGCACAGCATCAACACCCTGCGTGAAGCAGAGTTTCTGTCCAACCACAGCAAAGCTCATCCTGTTGGCAGCAGCTCCAGTCAGAGCACCTGTGACTTGAACCCAAGCACCCCCGCTGTACTGATACAGCTTTGTGGGAATTGCTGCAACTTGAAGCCGTAGGCCATTGGAGTTGAAGAAGTCTGCAAAGCCCACAGGCTGCGCTGAGAGCGCAGGCAGGGGGTTGAACGCTGGCCTCACACGACAAGACCCCTTGCGGTAGAGCATGTTTAGGGAGTCTGCGAAGCCATACTGTTCGATGGCTTCGATTGGAAGCTCACTCTGAATCCCACCAAAGGGGCCACGGATGGGGAACTCAGGTAGCTCAGTGCTCGGGTTTTGTCTTTGGACCGGCATCGCTACACTCCAATCGCAAGCCAATTTACAAAACCACCGCTGCCGGCGGTGGCGTAAGTAAATCCAGTAGTTGTTACAGTGGTCAGACCAGTATATGCGTATGTGCCGGAAATTACAAGCCCGGGAGTGAGGCTATAGCTTTGTGGAAAGGTTACAGAACCGGAGACGACACCTGGTGCCTCTCCCCACTGCACCAAGATGCCGCCTAACATGCTAGGCAGTCTTATATAACCCACCGCATTAGTCACAGACGAGCCATACCCCGCGGTTATATCTGTAACATAAGCGAGATCGCCCTCGTCTACGCTATTTTGGGTAAGCCTTAAATGGGCAGTTCCCAGAGCGTTCCATCCGAGCTTGATCGTAGCGGCATTTTGATTGACCCCTGTACCCTGCTGCACTGGGATAAAACCAAGACTCGCAATTACAAGAGCAGAGGTAACCGCCGAGAACACAGCGGTTGTTATATCAACCCATGCACTGCCACTCCACTGATAGACCTTGCTGGTATCAGTGGCGAAATACAGCAGTCCTGTCCAATTTGTCGGCTGTATGTCACTTCCCAACGTCGGTATATTTGCGTCCAGCCCACTAATCGCAGCCATCCTCTGCTGCAAGTCCAGCTTCGCATTCCTAACGTCAAGCCCAAACTGATTCGCAGCCTGCGTGTCAGGGGGCTGCGTCACATCAAAGTTGTTGGTGAATGATGCCATCTCAAGTGCTCCTTCGCTCCGCAATTACGTGTCCAAAAGGTCTTGTTCGTGCTCTTCCACTCTCTGGCCGATGTCTGATCTGAATTTCATCCCACTCAAGTACAAATTGGATTTGATGTACTCAATGAGATGCTTGCGCACGACTCGAATTGAACCTTGACCATGCCCCGTCGCGGTGAGCATGTAGCCATTCTTTGTGGCCACTTTGTACACAGCTTCGCTGCCTTCGCTGTGCTCACTCTGCTCCTCAGCCGCAGGCTGGGCAAGTTCAAAGTTGTACAGATGAATATGTTTACGCTGCTCCTCAGAGAACTCAGCCTGTGGCTCACCCTTCTTGTCAAGAATCCAGAGCCTCTGCCCAACCGAGGTCGCGTTGGTCTCCACATCGGCCTCAAGAGGAAACGGCTTTGCAACAACGCACATGACCATCCCCAAGCCCTCATGCAGCTCAACAGGACTTGACGCCCCTCTTGCAACAGAGTCCAGCACCTCGCCCGCTGGCGAAGCCATCCCCTCAAGCAACTCATACGAGGTCGCTGGGACGCCAAGGCGCATCGTCGGCTCCAACCCCACAATCTTCCCCTTCTCCGTCACAATGCAATTCACATCAAACATACCGCGGAAGCCGATCTCACGCAACTTCGCCACAAGGGCCTCTCGCACCAGAATCTTCTTGAAGAGTGGATGCTCCTCTGTCACCGAGAGGAACGTCGTCCCCATCTCCCCGCACGTCTCCCCAAGCCCACCATCCGCCTCTTTCTTCTCCTCAAAGTTGAGATACCCCATAATCTTGCCCTCAGAATTGCGGCAGTAGTCCTGCCCATTGAACAGGACCGATGCTGCGACTTCAAGGCCCTCCACCACTTCCATAATATCACAGTCGAACTTCCCGTACTCCGCCTCATTCCAGCTCCTTTGGAGTTCGTTGAGGTGCCACAGCATGTCCTCGCCATGCTCAAACTTCCCAAGGTGATTCAGCCCTTTCGGAGCATCACCGTTCTGCTTAAGAATGTATCGCTTACCGCCAGAGACGTGCTTTTCGATAAAGCGTTGCGCAGAGTCCAAAGAGGTGAAGTTCTTGGAAAAGACTTGGTCAAATCCTGCTTCCTTGAACCAGACTTGGTTGAGCTGCCGACTGTTCTCAAGTTCATCTCCTCGTTCACAGCCCCCAAACACAGCCTCGCCTCTGCTTCGCAGCCAGTCTTGAAGTGCTCCGAAGGAGCAGGAGTCGAAAATCCAAGTGTAGCCCTTCCCAATCTCATTGAACCAATTTTTGAGATGCGGAACAACTCCCCTGCCGATTGTCTCGCTGTGCTTGTCATGCACGTGAAACAGGACCTCGTGCCCCTCGACATGGGAGAGGTAGGAGGCGAGGTCAAGTATTTCTCCGAACTCACTGAACACGATGAATTTCATCTTCCTGGCTTCCTGTATTTCTGGCCTATTGCCAAGTCCCCACACGAATCTGCTCTGCGAGGCGCGAAGCGCGAGCCCCCACCTGACCTGCCCACTTCGAGTTCAACATCTGCGCTGCGGCACCGCTCCAATCCTGCTTACGCAGGCAGTCAATCATGTTGTAGAACTCAAGCACCTTATCCCCCATGTTGAACCACATGTTCTGCAAAGCGGCTCGTCGAACGTCATCAAGGAGCACAGCCCATGGCGCGAGCGAGAGCATGTGGGTGTAGGAGTGATGGGCGTCCTTCTCGTATTGAGCATCACAGTCTGCATCTGTCCACTCAAGCACAGCACACTGTTCATCTGTGAGCCCATAGATACGATGACCAATCCCAATGGTCCAGAAGCCTTCAGTGTCTTGGTAGGCGTGCAGGCGTCTGCCTTCATCACGAGTGAGCTGAGATTTAAGGTCGGTGATCAATTATCCACACCTCACCAAGTTTCTGAAAATGGTTACTGATGGGTCCACGCCAGTCCGTTCCAGTAATACCCACCTGCCAGGAGATAGCCCGCGAATCCCGCCTGCATAGCGTTGTACTGTGAGATTATCTGCGCCGTCACCGCGCTTGCCAGCATGGAAGCGCCGACCGTCAACTGCCCTTGGGTTTCAACAGTCGTACCCGCCACGAGAGCCGCGTTCTCTGCTGCGCTGGCGCCGGACCATGCACTTACGGTGCTGGGCGGAAGAGGATTCGGGTATGCCGTCGAGAACCAGAATAGGTAGTTCATCGTCACGGTCGCGGGCATCGGATTGGCGACGCTACTAAGTTCAATGATCTGCTTTGCCGGTGCGACCGCCGTGTACCCGCTGGTGAATCCAGAGCAAGGATTAGCCGAAGGAAGCACAAACGTAAAGCTGTTGGCTGTCACGGTTGAGGCCGAGGAATTGAATGTCGCGGAAGTTCCGCTGAGGCTAAAGCCCTGCGAAGCTATAAGCCCGTGAGCTGTCGAATTGACCGTAGCTGTCTGACCGGCACAGGTTATAGAGGAAACCGTGGTCGCTTGGGCCAGTGCCGGTGCCATCACCAAAAACAAAGTTACGAGAATCTCTAGAAGTCGTTTCACCTTTATCTCCTTAGTTTGTCTGTGTCAGCGTGCAGATTGCGTTTGCACCGACCGTAATGTTCTGTGCTCCGTTAGCCGCAGTTCCTAAAGTCAACGCCGTGCCCGAGGGAGTGGTGCCATTGCGAATACCCGCCCAGACGTGAGCAATTCCACTTCCTGCTACAGCTCCAGAAGCCGTGGTTTTAATTGATCCGTCCCATGTAGTCTGTGCCAAGGTACTAATCTGGGCGTAGACCCCTGCCGCTCCGAGCGGACCCTCGGCGCTAAGAGAATATCCAGACGCCGTGCCCGGACCGTAAAGACAGAATGCCGCCGTTGCGGTAGCAGCCCAAGTCATCGGAATATCGCACTTGAGCAGATAGTTCTTGTTGG